TAACTTCGTTCTCTGGCATTTTGACTACGTTAGTAATTCTTGGACAAGTTTCTAAATCGGTGGTGTAGTAAGGCACAATAAGGTCCTCTGGTGCGACAAACTCAGATACTGCTCGTCCTAAGCCACTATCGTAATAAACTTTTTTAAACGCTGAACCAGCTAATGGTAAGTAAAATAATAGCTGATCTAGTTCTTGATCGTACTCTTCCATTTTATGAACTATTTGATAATTCATAAATTCTTTGACTCTTTGGGCTTGAAGCTCCACATTAGAATCGTAGTTACCCATTACTTGAGTTTTAACTGGACCACCAGCTGGTAGTAATTCTTTGTAGGCTTGGGCTTGGAAAGTAGTTACCGCTTCACCAAGCAAAGGGTGGATAACTCCTGACGCACCTTCGAATGGTTCTGACCTGTCTTCATCAAACTTCATACCAAGATACTTAAGACCATCAGTATAAGTTTTTTCCCAGTCTTTACGTGATGATTTATCCTTTTCAATACCAGCAATAAGATCGTCAGCTATTTGATTGAGTTCGCTATCTTCAATCAATTCAGCTAGGTTGTCGTCGAAACTGCTTTCTTGCGGTATGTTCAGATCGTCCTCTAAGACTGCACTCCCATCTTCCATCATGACGAAGCCTTCTTCGTTTTCTGGTTGGACTAATTCTACGTTTTCAAGAAACTCTTGCTCTTCTGGTGTGCTTGGCACGATTGGCGTGCCGTCTTGTCTTTCTATTGCCATTAGTGTAAATACTTATTTTCTTCGTCTTCGATATCTCGGTATGGAAACATCTCACCGACTATTGTTAATTTTAGTTCTTTTGCCTGTATATTAGCAACCTCTAATGAAGGTGCAGCAATAATTGGTCCATCTTTTAAGACTCCGTCTATTTCGTATTCAGTCATGTAAAAGATGATCATACTAGTAATATACCCTTTTAATTTGGGCTTTGTCGTCTTCTTCGTAGTCTGTCCCCAGCGACACTAAGCCACCTTCACGAAAACGCATCAAAGCTTGAGTCATTGTATCACAGAGGTCGTCATGCGCTGAAAACGGGAATGAAGCGCACTCTTCAATCATGTCGTCGGCAAATTGTTTTTGTGGTGCCCAAACTAATCCTGACTCAAAAATTGGCGCAACTGAGTGCATACGTGAATGTTTGTCTTGACCACGAGATGGCGAATAGTTGACGACAGGAATCCCAAGCCGACGAAGCTCGTGCGTAAGTGGTGTGCCTGATGCTTTAGCTTCAATTAGTACCATATCTGGCTCCCAATACTTATATTCTTCTTGAGCGATCCTTTTTAAATCTGGAAAATCCCAGCGCCCTTTCTGGCAATCAAGAAGAATAATCGAATCAGGGGCATCCTCTGAAGGTCTAAATACACCCCAAGTACTAATAGCGCTAAAGTCAGCAGTTTGTTTTTTGCTGAATGCGGTATCATAGGATTGAATAATGTATTGTACAGCAGGAAGACTGTCATGTGTCCATTCATTCCACCATTCACGCTTAATTATTGACCCTTCTTCAGCAGTTGGGGTTTGCATCCATTGAGCATTCCATTTAATGCCAGGCAAAGATGCTTTAACCTTGAGCAGTTCTTCCATAGACCAGAACTCAGGCCAGAGTGGTTTATCGCTATCAGGAAAAATAGCAGGGAACTCAATTACCTCCCATTGGTCAGCTAAGGGTTCTTTCTGCGCATCCAATAATCGTTGTGTTAAGTCTATTTGACTCCAACGAGTCATGACCAAAACAATAGCTCCTTTCGGTTGCAAACGTTGACGAGGTCCAGAAGTGTACCATTCCCACGCACTTTCCATAGCTGTCATGCTCAAAGCGTCTTGTTCTGAGTGTGGGTCATCAATAATGAGTAAGTCCGCACCACGACCCGTAATAGCTCCGCCCACACCAGCAGCAAAGTATTCGCCCCCTTTATTGGTTTCCCAACGCCCAGCTGACTTGGAATCGGCTGATAACTGGACGTTAGGAAAGATAGCAGAATACTCTTCAGTATCCATTAAGTTTCTGACTTTACGACCAAACCTGACAGCAAGCTCACCTGTATGGGTGGTCTGCATAATTTTTTTGTTCGGAAAACGACCCATTACCCAAGCAGGGAAATAGGTTGAGGCAAACTCAGACTTTGTGTGTCTGGGTGGCATATTAACAATCAAGCGGTTAATCTTGCCCGTTGCAATATCTTCTAGTTTTTGTGCGAAAATCTTATGATGGCGACCACAAATAAATTCTGGCCAGATGTGCTGAATGAAATCCATAAAGCCTTCTTGACAGACTTCTTGTTTTTTCAGTAACTCTAGTCGTTCCTGTAGGAGCAGCGCCTCTCTAAGCTCGGCATCTGATAAGCTTTGTAATGTCATAAATTATTCAATAACGAATCTATATTTGCTGGTCCTCCACGTTTGAATGCTGATATTTGTTTTCCGTCTGCCAAAGCTTCACGTACAGCATCTAAGTCTATTTTAATAGTATCAAGATCAAAATCTTTGTCCATATTCAAGCCGCCTACGGGATCTTTGACTCGTAAAGTTTCTGTAAAGTCTTCTATTTTAAAAACACTTCCTGTTGGCAACTCAAGTTCAGAAGATATTTTATTTAACTCATCAAACATATCCTCGTAGTATTTAAAAATTGTGGCAGCACTATTGCCACTACCCCCTATTTCCCCACTTTTTCTGAGCTTACCAACTGGTATTTCTAGCAATTTAGCGTCTGTCGCTTGCGCAGCTTCGTTGACCATAGCCCTGATAGGGAAGACGTGGGTTCGTGAAGTCATACCTTCTTGGTAGGGGTCTTTCTTATAAACCAAATCACTATCACCCAAATTAAGTTTGCCTATTTGCTTATCTATTGTGTCTGTATCTATTTTTTTGATAACCCTATAACCCAAATATGGAAATCCACCATAATATTCAGATTCAATTGGTACTTCACTAATACCGCCTAAGTCTTTGGTTTTTATGCCGTAGTGTAAATTGCGGTCATAAATTTTACGTTTGCCAGGTGCTAATGAGGCATAATCAAGAAAATCTTTAAGTTCAATATTTTTAAAGTAGCCAGCATCAAATAAATCAGGGTTGTTTTGTTTCAAACTGCCCCTTATTTTATTCATAATATCGTCAATCTTTCTAGCTTGTTCTTGAGCTTTCTGTCCAATCTCAACAGGTGGTTGAAAATTTTCTGGTGGTTGAACTCGTGCTTTAGGCAAAACAGAACCCTGAACATCTTCAAATAAAAAGTCTAAATCGTATTCTTTACTAGCATTTAGTTGATCTGCGGTTGCGTTTCTTTCTTTTACTGCTGCTTTTAAATCTTCAGCCATTTTCATAACTTCTTCTGGTATTTTGACTTCAGGCATCACGAATGGGTTAGAACTTTTAAAACCTAAATTTTTACGGTTACGTGATGTTTTAGACAACTCTTCGCCATAATCGCTTTGCAGTCTATTAACTCGTAAAACAGACGGATAACCAGGCGGGACTTCGGGCATCTCAACGCTATCAAAAGCAATAGTGTTGTCTTTTAAATCATCCCCAATAAAAAATTGTGTGGTGTGATCGTTTGGTTTTTTGAGCTCCAAATCCTTGACACCATAAAGACGTTCTTGCGACCTAGGGGTTGCCAAGCCAGCTGATTTGTTAATGATGCCAGGTGCTTCACGCATTTGAAGGGCATCAGGCATCTTGCTGGTCATGTATAAATCTAAACCACCTGCTGTTACTTTGTTGGGGTTGGGAAAAAACTTTTGTACTTCGGTAGTGAGTACAATACGATCACCACTAAACTTACCAGGTTTGATATCTTCTATTACATTTAAAGCACGCAACTCACCAGCTTTGCCTGGGTTTTCTTTGACCAAACGTGTGACCAAAGCTTTGAGCTCACGTTCTTTGGTCGGATTCATTTTTCTAAGTGCTTCAAGGTTAGGCGACTTGAGCCCAATATTGACACCCTCACCCAGTTTTGTACCTCGATACTCATTAGGTGCTTTCTCAACCAAAGCGCCACCTAAGCTACTGCCTGGCATATCTTCAGCTGTTTTAGCTACTCTAGTTAAAGTTTTAGCAACGGTTGGGAGTGCGCCGATAACTGGTATGGTTGAAGCAGCTGATAACCCTGACAAAGCAACGTTACCAAGACCACCTAAGATATCGTCCTGCTCAAAACGCTCACCCGCCCTAGTACCGAACTCACCAGTTTCAAAGACAGCCAAAGCATCACCTATACCTGGTGTTAAACTGATGGCAAGTTGATCAAGGATGGGTAGTTCTTCAAAACGTCGATAAGCGCCACGAGTGTCGCCTGCGTCTATTAGTTCTTGTATTTCGGCACGTGCTTGTGCCCCTGATTCTTTACGGTTAGCTTGTAGGTCTTTGAGCCTTTGGACTGATGCTTTGAATTCTTCTTTGGTAGCCATTCATGTTAGTCCAATAAACCGTCTATTTGATTTTGCAAATTTGGATTGTTTTGTATGCTTTGCAACAAATAATAAATATCACGATCAGAAATAGATTCAGTATTAGTTATGCCTAAAACATCCTCGACTAGTTGACGATCTTGTTCTGAAATAGTACGGCCAACGTTTAGTGCATCAAGTTGACGTGAATTTGTCATATCTCGGTTGGGTATAATTTCCATACTTTCCCCTCTTGGCATGATAGGCATTTCTTGTTCAGGCTCATCCGCAAACATATTATCTAGTAGA